ACCCGAAAACTGTGCTGGCTGCCTAACCATGGCACTCAGCACTCAGCGCCCGCACTGGACAACTTCGTCGAACGCGAAATACTCTCAATGGACTGTGGGAAGAAACAGCCTAGCATACCATGCACAAGCTCTCATTGCCCCTGTCGTGAAAGACAGCGCCTTTGTGAAGCTTACTGCAGGATTGCGTGAGGAGCATAACGTGTGTCTCTTGGAAACAATGATGACATTTGACAAGGAACTTGAGAAGGATGAGCTCAAGATCACGGTGCCGACGCATGCGAGACGCGACATCCCCACAAGGGTTGGAGCGTTTATCCATGGGACTCAAGCCACCACAACTGTGAAATTCATGGTGAACAAGGAAGAGTTCCAAACAGTCCACCGAGCCGCACAGGCTGTCAGGGGAGATTTCAAGCACAACGTCACCACAGGCCTGGATCAGGCGAGCTCAAGGTCACTTGAGGTGATTGCTGGAAGAGCATTCATGCAAGTTGACCCGCTCACGAGAGCCAGGAGACGTGCGCCGTATTTCGCCTACGACACAAAGTATGCTTGGTTGGCTGCCCTCGCTACCATCAACAAGGGCTACTGCATTAAAGAGAATTGCGTGGAATCAGCATTCTCTGAGATGATTGAGGGCCCACCCATGCCATTGCAGGTGGTCTATGCAGCTTCAGGACCAATCGGCAAGGCAAAGAACAAGGTGTATGATGCGGAAACGAAGATGGAAATCGATCTTCGCAGGGTAATTGGCTACCAGCAGCAACTACCCGATCGTGCGACGGCGATCCAGAGGGCACCACAAAGACCAGGAGCTACAGGTGTTTGTCATCAGACAGACCACTTCAGCTCGCTGAGTGCACTCACACGCATCAATGCTGCTGACAGGCTCCCTATGCCTGAGGGGATCGACAAGGACAGAATCCAGGAAATCTATCAGAGACTGATAGAGAGTATCATGGATGAGTACAAGTTGAACCCGATCGACATGCCATCATACCCCAAGAAATACTCAGAGGAGGAAATCATGAGGTGTTTGGCGCAGATCGATCTGGCGGACGGGACTCAACACGTTTGGAAACTCCAGGTGAAGTCTCAGGAAGTGTCTGACCCAAGCAAGAATGCTAGGCCAGTGCTGAGCTTACCAAACCTGGTTGAATTCTTTCGTGGTGCCTATGTCATGAGCATGCTTGAAAAAGTCATCACCAGACGCTTTGGGAGTATGATGAAGAAGGGGCTCGATGAGGACGGAGTGAAGCAACGAATGGGTAGCTTGCTGAGGAAATTCA